TCAGGCTGCTGATTGATGCGGCGTTCTTGCTGGTCAGGCCCCACGGCTTCTTGGCCTTGATGAAGAACGTACCAGTGCGGGTGCCGGTCTGCACGCTGTTCACGGCGCTGTTGACCAGAGCTATGGCTGCATTCCAGCTAGGGATGGCCACCAGTTCAGAGGCCCAGCGTAGCTCGTAGGTGACACCAGCACCCTCTACCTCATCCCATCTAAAGATGGAAATGTCACCCATGACGCTGACGCGGAACCCGGTCACGTTGGGTGGCGGTGTGACCAGTTCAGTGGTGGCATGGGCAGGCGCATAGACCCAGTTGCTGAACTTGCCGTTGTCAAACACGCAACGCACCCGCACGCGATAGACGCCGCTCTCAAGCCGCCTGATTTCTGAGGTGGTGACGTTGGGGCCCAGTGAACCGCCCGAGGTCCACACATCATCCTCATCACTTTCTTCACGGTACTGTATCTGGAACTGCGCCACCCGCCCGTAGGCCGGGGGCTGCCACGTCAGCAACAGGTTAGCCCAATACTGGCCGCCGCCGTCAGCGTATGCGCCGTCAGTCACCCGCAGGTTGGTGGGCGGCATCAGGAACGGGTCTATGGGCGCGGTGATGCCTTCAGCATAGTCAGGGATCTGGCCAACGTCAGCGTCAGCAATCTCAGGCGCATCCGCCACCATGGTCAGGCGGTGCACCAGATTGTCTTCAGGCTCAATGCCCGTGACGCGGAATATGCGGCTATCCTTGGTGGCGGTGCCAAGGCTGAACAGGTCACCCACGGCGGGCATGGGCATGGCGGTGCCTACCAGCCCTATGGTAGTGAACTCGCCTACATAGCCGGGGTCTATGGTGCGCTCAAGAAACGTGCCGTTGGTCAGCCTGAACCTGACCATGTAGTTGGTGGCCCCGGCCAGCAGCATGCCCACGTCAGCGCTGAATGTCTGCGTAGCCGCGTCAACGCCGGTCACGCGACCCGCGTACAGCCCGTACTCAAAGCTGTCAAAGTTGACCCTGATGCGGTCACCCCTGATCAGCGGCAATGCATCCCAGCTGGTCATCAGGGTGTAGATACCGGGGCGCAATATGCGCTGTGCCAGATGGAAGCGCCCGTGCTTCCACACCCTGTTGGTGTGGGTCACGCCGGGTATCTCAAAGCCCTCAAGCAGCGTGGCGTTGGTCTTGTCGTAGCCATCATTGTAGACGACGCGCTCATTCTCACGCCAGCCCGTCAGTTCATCAGGGAAGCGTATCCGGTACGCATGGGGTATAGGCTCAAGGTCACGCTGCTCCTCAAAGTTCCATGAATTGCGCGGCGTGAACAGCTGGCTGATGGGTACGTCCTGTTCATCCCAGACCACAGACCACTTACCATCCTTGAACACTGGCATGGCGCGGCCCGCCGCGCAGATTTCGGTGATCAGGTCATAGACGCTCATCTGGCTGAGCAAAATCTTGTCATAGCGCCAGTCCTGCTGAACACAATAGGTCCACCACTTCTGAAGCGCGGGCAGATCAATCTGGGTGATGGCATAGGGCCTGCGGTTGGCCTTGCACGTCAGCACATGCCTGAACAGGTCTGGAGGCCGCCGTGAGGGCGTGTTGGCCACCCACGTGGTGCCGTTGAAGGCGGTGACCCTTGACTGCACCACCACGTTGTAGGTGTCCACCACCTGATTGAGGCGGCCAGACGCCCGTACCCTGATGGCCGTGAAGCTCAGCGGCGCGTCACTGAACGTCACCGGCTCACCCGTGCGGAAGCTGCGGATGGCAGTCCACTGCACTTCATCAAGGCCAGTCCAGTTGAACTCAGCCCACTTGTCAACGTCAGGCTCTTCGCTTGCCTTGTGGACACGCACCTCATACGACCCTGCCGCAGGCAGGTTGATGACATAGGTTTTGCGGATGGTCTTCTGCGTTCTGGCCTTGAAGTTCAGGCTAAGGTTGCCTGACCATGCGCCCGCAGGCGGCACGTTGCCTTCACCGGCTGCCTTGCGCCAGTTCATGATGATGTTGACGCCGCGCTCAAGGCGCTTGCCTTCTTCGTCAATATTGCAAAGGCCCTGCGGCCACATGAAATCCAGTGCTACTGACACGGTGTCGGTAGCGGTGGCTTCAACCAGCGGCGGGTCAGGCAGCTTGAGGTCTTTGGCGAATGGCCTATCAATGACGCTCTTGGGATACAGCGTGGTGTCAGTATCGGTAGTGTAACCTTCACGATGCTGGACTTCTGCCTCAGAATAGGTGCTGACCAACGTTTCACCGATCTTGGCGGTATTCTCCTCAATATCAAGTGGGCCGTAACCGTTGCAGAACAGCTGGCGCAGGTACTGCTCGTCACCCACGGTTTCAGTATAGGGGCTGGCGGCCAGCGGTGGCGTCATGCGGTGCCTGCCCAGCACCAATGGTATGGGCTGCCACTGGCTGATTTCGTTACGGCTGCCTACGATTGAGTAGACCGCCTTGCGGTCACTGACATCAGGCTTGGGCTGCTTGGGCGCGAACAGCTTGCTCAGCAAAAACTTCAGACCCATGGTGATACCGGCCATCAGCAGCTGGCCAAAGAAGCCCAGACTGGTGATGAACGTGCTGAAAGTGCCCAGCAGCGGTATCAGCGCAAACAGCGGCCCCTCAGCCACCGGGCGGGCCACCGCCGTGGTGCCTGCCTTGAGGCGCACGCGGTCCCACATATGTTCAGGCACGGCGGTGCCGTCCTGCAAAAAGATGGTGAAGTTGTGCCGGTACTTGTTGCGCCAGCCGCTATCCTCTAGGCTTAGGTCAAGTGCCTCGGTAATACTCAACCCGGCAGGCACGTCACAGATATGACGCGTGCTGCGCAGTGCATGCTCAAACAGAAAGAACCGCGACACCTCGCTAGGTGCGTATACCTCACCATCAAGGGGCTCAAGCGGCTTCATGGTAGTGGTAGTATCCTTCCAAGGCGTTCTGGTATTTCAGGGTTTCGTAGCTTTCAATCACGGCACCGTATCCGTGTTCAATGTGCAGCATGCGCCCGCTGCCCACCGCCACGCCAATGTGTGGACGGTTGATGAACTCAAGCAGCACCCCGTCACCCACGGCGGGTTCAGCCACACGCACCCAGTGGTCTGGCCTGCCCTCTATCAGCCGCTTGATGATGATGCGATCTAGGGCGCTGCCGTAGGCCCCGCTGTAGCTTGGCAAGGCCACGCCCAGCACTTCTGCATAGGCCAGCCTGAAAAGCCCCCAGCAATCAGCCCCTGCCAGCGTGCGGCCACCGTCAAGCCACGGCACGCCAACAAAGTGTTCAAAGTCTCGTGCAGTGACCGGCCTTCTCACGCAAACGCCCCCGGAAAACCTGAAGGCGTGAATAGCCCGGCTGGGATAGGTTCATCCTCAGCGGCGTCAAGCCCAATGTCAAAGGTGATGATATCGCTGTTGCGCGTGAAGCCGCGCACGTCCATCAGCGGGAACGGTATCTGCACCGTGCTGGGCGCAGATGCAGTGACGATATCAAGGTGGCAGGTGCCGCGCTGGATCATGGTAGACACAAAAGCCACCATGGCCCCGCTGACGTTTTCCACCATCAGCTGCATCCGGGGAGGCCGGTCAGACATGTCGGTGGGCAGGCGCAGGCTCAGCGGGCGGTAGTTGTAGGTCTTGCCCCGGCTGACCGTGCCCCAGACCATTTCAGGGGTGGTGTCCAGCAGCGTGGTGTTGTCGCCACTGAGGTACAGCACCTCGGTAGTGTCAGGGTGGCGTAGCTCAACCAGCATGATGGGCACTTCATCAGACTGCTGTGCTTGGAATTGCTGCCTGAAGTTGAGGCTGATGGTGGTCTTGCTCATGAGGTTTCAAACAACTCAAGTTCCATGGCTACCGACCACGCATTGCCGCCCAGAAAGCTGGGTGCCGGTGGCCTGCCATCAGGCGCAAAGCGTGACAGCGGATTGGCCGTGTTGGGCGTGGCCATGTATTCGGTCGCGGCCTTGGTCTTTTCCATCTGCGGGCTGCTGATGCGCAGCGTCACGTCAATGAAGTGCCCCGGCGTGATGCCAAGGTAGATATAGGACCATATGCCGTTCATGCCGGTGGCCACGGGCTGCCAAGTGTGTTCGTAACGCTGGGTGTTCAGTGCGGCGGTGGTCAGCAGCGGTTTGAAGTCGGTCAGCTTGTTGATGGTGACCGGATTGTTCTGCATCAACAGGTAGATGCCACTGACCCACGACAGGTCACCTGACAGGTAGCGGCAGTAGAGGCTCTGCGTCCATATCTCCCCGGATGCCGCTACAATGGATGGGTTGTGAAAGTAGATGTAGGCGTTGCCGGTGGCTGAGCCGGAGAAGTTCACATCCACATAGGCAAGGCCGCCCTCAACGCCTACTTCAGCCACTTTCTTGGATATGCCGTTCTGCACGCCTATGGGGCCCCAGCCGGTGGGCAGGGTGCCGGGGTTGCCTGATACCGCGCCTGCCGTGCTGCTGTTGGGCACCCAGTTGCGGCGGTAGCCGTAGCCGAACACCGGGTCAGGGAACTCAAACGGCAGCTTGCCGTCAAGCGTGGTGGTGCGCCAGAAGGTGCGCAGCGTGTCCAGCTGGGCTTTCTTCATCACCATGACGCCCGCCACCCGGCGCGGCATGCTGCTGATGCGGCTGCGCACCAGCGCAGGGCCCAGTTCAGGGTTGGTGCTGAGGCGGTTATCCGCAAAGTTGTCAGAATAGCCTTGGTTGCTGAACTGTTGCGGCAGTGACTGGGGCCAGATAAGTGCCATGGCGTCACCTCATCTTCATGCGCTCTTGCAAGCCGAACTTGCTGCGCATCGCGTTGTTGGTGGCGGTGCCGCGTTGGTCCATATTGTTGGCCTGCATGCGGTCTATGATGACTTCCAGCGTCATGCCACTCTTGTCGCGCTTTTCCTCTGTCTTCACCTGCGCGCCCACGTAGTTGTGCACGTTCACCGTGGTCTTGCCGCCCAGCGTGGCCTGCGCCGCCGCCATAGACGGGAACACCGGCTCACCCTGCCGCAGCACAGCTGGGTATTCATCAGCGGCAAACATGTTGCCACCGTGTAGGCGCGGTGCGCTGCCCCATGGGGCCATGCTGGCAAAGTGGCGGCTGACGCGGCTGCTGACGCCCACGTTGCCGCCGTGGTAGAGCCCGGTGAAGCCGCCGCCAGCACCCAGTATGCTCATGGTTGCGCCGGGGCTGATGTTGGTCATGAAATCAAGCGCGCCGCCGCTGCCGCCAAACATGTTCATCAGGTTGCCGAACCAGCCGCTGCCGCCGCCACCCGCGCTACTCATGAAGCTGCTGAGCGTCTTGCCCAGTTCACTCATGCCACCGGCCAGACTGCCAAGGCTCTTGGCGGTAGCGCCGGATATGCCCTGTAGATCCGTGAAGCTCTCAATGATCTTGGCGGAGCTATCAGGCACCTTGTCAACCGACTCCACTGCCTTCTTGACCGAACTGTCAAATTTCTCTACGGATGCAGTACTGTCATCCACAACCCTGTCACCGCTGCCACCGTACTTGTTGAGCGCGCTTTGTGCGTTGCCATAGCGGCCTCGCCAGTTGTGGATACCTTCAGGGTTATCCCATGAGAAGCCTTGCGCCCGCTCGTAGCCACCAAATGCCCCGGTAGCCTCACGCAGGTTGGTTGACTTGCGCAGCGCACCCCATGCGCCCGACTCGCTGGTGTTCAGTTCGTGCGCGGCAAAGTCCAGCTGGCCTTTAACATCCGTTTTCCAATCAGACCCTACGAATGCCTTCATGGCAGGGCCGCGATCATTCCACTGAAACAGACCTAGCGCATTGCCATTGTCACCGGCCACACCGGGCCTGAAGCCGCTTTCCGCCTGCACGTGGCCCATGATGGCCGCCACCTGAAAGTCAGGCAGGCCCTTGCCCTTGAAGAAACTCCATACCTGTTGCGCCACAGCGCCTGTGGAAATTGACCCACCGCCGCCGCCACCGCCACCGCCGCCAGTGCCACCGGTCTTCAGC